CCACCAACGTTAATGACACCAGAGCCGTTAGCAGCGCTGAAGTCTGTGTCGGTATAAGGTGACGTAAATGTCAAAGTTTCGCCCTTAGCGAAGAACATTTGATTTTTATGGTAAGAAATGAAGCTTGCACCAACCACATCAGACGGAGCACCTGTCATCTCTGCAAAGGTTGTGCCATTCCAAATGAACGGAGTGTTAGTACCATCAACACCAGCAACCTTGTCTACACCACCCACTCTATACTTAGCAACACGCAGCTTACCTCCACCGCTTCTGTCACACGACAACATGGTGATGGCTGCATTGTCCGCAGGGCTAGATGCCAACGAAGGGTAGATGGACAATGCAGCAGCACCAGACGTAACAGTCGGTACAGCCAACACTGTGTACACCTTCTCAACACCAGCGATGGAGAATGTGTCACCAATCTGTGGCAAGCCTGTCAAACCATCGACGTTCAATGTAGTGCCAGTCTGAGCACCACCATTCACCAACACTGTGCCGTATGAAGGCTTAGACACTTTGGTGTGTGTTGTACCAGTGGTGGTGTAGATGTCAGAGTTGCGATAGGACATCACTGTCTCGTTCCAAGCAACAACACCTTTGATGGTGCCTGTATGACTTGTGAAGGTGACAGCAGCTTTATCAGCTGGGCTAGAAGCCAGCGATGTTGTCAGTGTCAGTGTTGCTTGTTTGTATGTGCTGTTAAACGACACACCTGCAGTGGCGATAGTGTAGGTGCCAGTGACACCAGCAATGGTGAATGTGGAGCCTTCAACGGGAGCGGTATAGATGTTGGCAAGCACCAGTGTTGTACCAGTCTGTCCAGACCCCTGTACCTTTGGCTCACCGTAAGCAGGAACGAACGAGCTTGAATACTTGTCGTAGCCTTCGATGCGTTTGTAGCCACCGTCAGTGGATGGCTCAAAGTTCTTCAGCAGACGAGCGCTACCGGGAGCCTGTGTACCATGTTGCAACGGAGACAGGTTGGAGATGAGTCCACCACGGAACTCAAACGGATATGTCTGGAGTCCATCAGCCATCAGCGCACCCGATCACCAAAAGCGTTACTACCGCCACCAGATTGAATGATGGCAGTAGAGCGAATATAAACAAAGCGATTGACCAAGATGGTACGCATCCGCTTTAAGCCTTCTTCAAACTTACCCTTGGCGATGTTGGCTGCTTGTTCATTGCTACGGAACATGTAAGCGTGATACATAGCACCGTCGATGATGACATGACGGAATCGTTCTGGAATGGAAGGAACATCTGTAGCGCTCTCAAGATCTACAGGAACTCGGTAGTATTCGTAGACAACTTCATAGGCTTGATCAGGTGGTGGCATTACACCCCATTCCAAGCTTGGTGCCTGAAACACTGCATCAGGAATCTGACGCTTAGAAGTGTTGTCACCATACTCTTGATCGACAGCAGTGGTTAGATAGTCGTCATAATCAACGACACCAAGCTTCACTGTTGCATTACCGAATGTGGTGCTTTCTTTGATACGGAAGGTATCGAAGTCAATCGACCCAGCATCATTAGGGAAAGCATAACGGGTTGTACCAGCTGTCAATGTGTCTTCAGCAAGTACGTGGTTGAAAGGCCACTCATAGTGTGTCTGGTTGATGTCACGGATTGACGAGTTCACACTATCTTTAATCTGGGAATAAAAGCCTTTAGCTGTAGCAAAGTTGCCAGAGGTCAGTTCCACTTCGTTGAGTCGACGATTGACTTCGTTGACAAGTCCGATGTAGTCGTATGCCATATCATTGTTCCTTAATCTTCAAACGAATAACTCGTTCAGCAATGCTGCCTGCACTGTCTTGCATACGGCATGTAAATTTGTAGTCGTAGTTGGCTGTACCAAGACCTAAGTTGATGGTGGCTACACCACCGCTAATGGTCTGTGCAACGTTCTGAATACCATTGACTGTGTTGCCAGCAGTGAGTGCAGTTTTAGTACCAGTGGCATCATCTACATACCAAGTGATGGAGCTAATAGTGGCAGTACCTAAGAACCTAGACCAGTCTACACTGTAATCTAGCAACTCGTCCTTATCCTTTGGAGGCCATTTAAACGACATATATCTATTCCTATCCTATTTAAGCTACCATCACTGCTCTGTCAGACGAGCTAGTCTTTCTGTATGTGTACACTTTTCTGTCTTCTGTCGACACGTTATAGGTTCGTGCAGGTGGTGTAGACCTAGCTTCAACATAAACAATACGGGGCTGTGCAGCAATCGCTATAGTGCGTTCTTTACTGGTTGCCTTACGTTCGACAAGCACTGCCCTAGTTCTAGCATACAAAGAAGCAACAGCGTTGTAATCAAACACAGCTACAACAACTGTCACATTTCCTACAACTGCCGCAGCGCTAACACCATCAAAGGTTGGTCTAGCATTCTCAGCAACAGCAACATCACCAATAAAACCTGTAGCGTATACACCACTAACAATTGTGAGAGATGATGCTTTAGCAATAGCATCTCCGAGTGTAACACTGATTGCATCTGTAACAAGTGTGATGTTAGAGTCTGCAACAATTGTTAGATCGCCTACAGCGCCTGTAGCAGCTACACCATCTACAGGGATGCGGTTGATGGAGCGAACATCAGGAACACCAACAGCGCCAACAGCTTCAGAGCCTGTGACAAGTGTTGTCGCATTAGCAACGATTGTTGTTGTACCGACAACACCTGTTGCAGCAACACCAACCAATGGTGTGTTGGCTTCAGCGACAACAACCAAACTACCTACAGCGCCTGTAGCAGCAACACCTATAGCGTCTGTAGTGCAACCAAGCGACAAAGCTACAGTGCCTATAGCGCCTGTAGCAACCACACCAACAATGCTGGTGACAGCAACGCCAACAATACCTACGCTGCCTACAATGGCTGGACTGACAAGACTGACAACAACGTGGTTGGCATCAGCTTCAATGACAACACCACTGTCTGAAGTGGCTACAGAGACTACACCGTCTGGTACGTAAGCAACATTGCTAACACCATAGACGGAAGTACCGTAGGTACCTATGCCGTATATCGCGCCAGTGCGTGTTGTTGTTGCCATTTAAGCAACCTTATGCCAAACGAATAATTGCGTTACTAGCATCGGCTGCTGGAAAAGAAACCACAAAGTCACCGTTAGTCGAAGTCTTGTCGCCACCAAAAGAGATGACAGCAACAGCGTTGGTTGTACCAGAACCACCGTCAGTGGTGGTGTTATAAATGAGAGCGCCAGCAGCAGTGATGGTAGCACTGGCCCATGTTGCATCGGCAAAGTCTACGAAGGCTGTGGTGCCCGATGATGTTGGGTCGATGTTTGTCAATGTCACACCACCAGCTGTGTAGCCTGTGCCAACAACTTCGTTGGAAGTAGTGTAGCCTGTGGTGGTTGCATCAAGCGATGCAGACGATGTGTACAAAGCAATCTTGAATGTGTGACCGCTAGTGGCATTGAAGTCGTGCTTACGCTCCAACAATTCTTTCTTGAAGCTGGTGCAGAGTGCAGATGTGATAGCCATAATATGTTCCTGTATATTTCAAACAACAAAAGGGAGAGCCTCGTGAAAGACCCTCCCTCTTAGGTCAGCCTAAAAGATTAGGCCAGTTGGTCGCGGTCGACTTCGGTAGTCTCAGGACGACCATCAACGCTCACCAGCACAGCCCACACACGCAGCGAACCAGAGGTAGGAGCGGTAGTGGCAGTGGCGATCAGCAAGTCGATGGTGTCAGCAGTGCCGATCACGACAGGTTGGAAAGCAGCAGCGTTCTGAGCGTAAGCACCAGCAGCAGCAGCGTCACCGTCGAAGCCGTCAACGAACACGTCAGCGTCAACACCAGTCACGCCCAAGTCGTAAGTGGTATCAGAAGACTCACCACCAGCAGCAGTGATAACTTCAAAGCCAGCGTTCAAGATGACGGTGTTGGCGGGAACAGAGATGCACTCGATCACGTCAGCAGCAGCCAAGGCAGAACCTTTGGCGGTAGCAGCAGCAGCGAAGTCGATGACCTTGTCAACGACATAAGGCACGGGAGCAGCGGTGCGACCAGCGGTAGCGCCACCAGCGAGGGTAGTAACAGTAGCCATTTTAAATTTCCTTTATTGAGAGATGTGTATGTAGAAACGGGGAAGCCTTTTGAGCCTCCCCTGTTTCATCAGGCCACGTTGTACTTTGCAGTAACGATAGCCTCGGGACGCAGGATTTTACGACCATAGAGGTGCATACCACGCACGATGTCAGCAAAGCTGTCGGGATCGCGGTAAGTCTCGGTCTTGTTGATCTGCTGAGCAGTTGCCACAGCAGCGTCTTGACCAGCAACGATCACACCGAAGTTGGTGGATTGAGCAGAAGCACCAGCAGTACCGGGACCAGTACCGATCTTAGGAGTGTTGTTAGACACATAGATACGGAAACCGTGCAGGTTGTTGATGATCAGACCGTTTTGCAGACCGGAACCACCGAAGTCGGCGTTCAACAAACGGCTGTCTTCGTCCTTCAACATTTCGATGAACACTGGGTCGACGACCAACCAACGACCTTGGGTGTCAACGAACTGCTGATCCAACAGACGACCCATACGTGCAATCACCATCAAAGGCGAAACAGTGGTAGTGGGCAGTGCAGTTGCACCGGGCAAACGAGGAGCCAAAGGAATGGAGTCACCAACGCTACCAGCGGTAGTCAGGTTGCCGAAGCTTGGGCGGCTCAGCTTCATGGAGGCCAACAGTTCGTCAGCACCAGCGGTGGCAACAGCTTTAGTACCGGGGATGGTGGTACGGGCAGTGTCGGCAGCAGCATGCAGAGCAGACTGTGTGTAACCGGACAAGTAGCCCAGCACGTCTTGGTCGTACTGGTCACGCAAGCGATAAGCAGCGCGGTCAGTAGCCATTTGCATGAAGTTCACGTGCGAGTGAGCAGCTTCTACGTCATCAATTTTAAAGGCAAAAAAGTTTGCCTGATCGACGACCAGTGTGAAGTCCTCGTCGTCCAGATCTTGAGCGGTGATTTGAGTACCACGCTTATAAGGCTGAACGCTCACCTCAGGTTCCTTGATGATTTTTACAGAATCACCCATCTGAGCGATTTCACCGAAGTAGTCGTTGTTGGTGATATCCTCGACCACCGAAGATTTACGGAAGGCGAGTTGTACTTTTTTGCTGTAGATTACAGCGCTGAAATTGCCATTAGGCAGGTTGCCGTATCCGGCTACTGAAGGGAAGGCCATTATGATTCTCCTAGAAATATTGGCATATAATTAAATACACTAACACAACTACAGAGGCTGGCTTCACTAGGTGCGTCATTCTTCCGAAGTGCCCAACGGAAAATAACGGGCTAATAAAACATCAGGTGTATCTGACAGTTTATTGTTTTGTGTCACTAAACAACTCAGCAAAACAAACAGATCTTCTGTATAGTCTTGCTTCATCTTATTGACAGCAGAGCATATGAGTTGGACATTGCCTTCAACATATCCTTTACTACTGTCGATCCTGTCAAGGCTTACGGTATTAAACTGGTTGGCTGTTGCAAGCAGCGGCAGCTTTGTGTAAACACATTGACCTTGTTGTTTCTCCCACACCTCTTTTAAATATTCAGGTGTGATTGAAACTTCAAATTTCTTACGATAAGAAGCTGACTTTACCAGCAGATTGAATCGTGAGTCTAAGTTTCTGTACTGTTTTCTAGTATTGTTACGATTGTAATCAACCCTATACTGTACAACTTTACTCTTGTTCTTTTCGTAATAAATTTTAGTGTATGCGTCATGACACGCTTTACACTTACCTTCATAACCATCCTTGGTCCGTTTGTGTTTGTAGAACAAACTGACATTCTTCTCAACCTTGCAACAACTGCAAGTCTTTACATCATTCATTTCAATCCCTAACTAGATTTAATAAAGGACTAGGCAGTGAGTTAGCACTGTCAGGGGAGCTACCCTTTTCGTCCTGTTAAAAGTTATACCAGACTTTTTCAGCCCGTGTCAACTATTATCGTGCGCCAGCACTCAAATCGTACACAAACTTACCAGTTTGCATAGCCTTCATGATGGCTTCTTCGTTGGCCTCGTACTGCTTACTAGACATCTTAGCCACCTGAGACTCGTACATCACACCTTCGGTGTCTTGTCCTGACGGGGCAGATCGTTCACCACGGGTACGAACACTCTGTGCTGCAGAAGTATCTTCCTTCTTCGACTTCGCTTTAGCGATGTTGCGATCAGCCTTATAAAGATCAATGGCACGAGCAGCAGAACGAGCATCTGTATCATTCTCATATAGGGCTTGTTGCACCCAAGCTGGTTGCTCATCTGCCCAGTTGTGGAAGTCATCAGTGTCTCGGATGGTGTCAAAGTCTGGATGAATCTTCATCAGTTCAAGCTCAGCCTTCTCACGTGCTGTCAGCTTCTCTTGTTCATCCAATGCAGCAAAGCGCTGTTCAATTGAAGCAGTTTGCTCTTTAGCTTTCTTGATGGCGATGGTTTCTACAATCTTTGCCACGTCTGGGTAAGTCTCTGCCCACTTAGCCAACTCGTCTTCGCTTGTCGGCAGCTTAATTTGTTTCTCGGTAGACTGAGTTAGCTGTGTACGCAGTTCGTCAATTTGCTTTTGCAGGGTAAGCTGTTGTTGCTGTGAGTGGCGACGAAGATCACCGTAGCGTTTCTTAAAGCTCTTCTCTTCTGCTGACAAGTTACTGTCGTCTTCTGCATTGTCGTCCACAGCCGGGGCAGGTTTCTCAACATTCTTTTCAGTGAGTTGTTTCAACTCTGCTTCTTCGCGTTCAATGCGCTCACGGTTGGTGTTGCGTTTACCAAACGGAGCAAGCGCTGTCGCCTGCGGTTTTTGTTCCAAGACTACTTCAGTCATATTTACCTTTTAAGTTGGGGCTGCACTGTAGGAGACACTATTGTCTCGGAGTCAGGTAGCCAATGATGGTGGGTATTGTTTAGTACCAGTCTGCCCACCACAGACTCTGGTATTCATAGTGTACTCTATTTACTTCTGACGGGTTACAAAACTTGTGGACTTACCAGTCTTTTTATCTTTACGCTTAGAGACAAAACCACCTTTGGCATAACCACCGTCACCGTCTCCTGAGCCGGGACCAGAGCCATCACCAGCACTAGCACCACCGTCGCCACCAGCGCTAGAGGCAGCACCTGTGCCGCCATCTCCACTGTCACCGACACCTACACCACCAGTACCTTCACCAGCGGCAGTGCCTGATCCATCGCTGGCAGCGGCAGCACTAGAAGAAGCATCAGCACTGGAAGAAGCATCAGCAGCTGCAGCGGCAGCACTAGCCGCAGTGTTACCACCTTCAGCAGCATTACCGTTATCAGCAGCGGCAGCAGCTGCAGCACCCGCAGCAGCAGCGGCAGCGGCAGAAGCACCACCGATGGCGGCATCAGCAGCGGCCTGTGAAGCAGCACCTTGAGCTTCAGCAGACATACCTGCAGCAGCAGCGGCAGCGGCAGCATCAGCAGCGGCAGAAGCGGCACTACCACCTGTACCAGCGGCACCGGGTGTTGCAGCGGCAGTGGGTCCAGAAAGTCCTGCTGCAGCAGCCGATTCTGCTGTAATCCCCATGTTGGAACTCGCAGAATCAACAGCAGAGGCTGTAGCAGCAATACCTGTGGTCGTAGAAGCTTCAGCAGCAGTCAATCCCATCTGTGCAGCCATAGCAGCTTGATTAGATGATGCAGCGGCAGCAGTACTAAGTCCACTCAAAGCATTAGCAATGGCAGTTTTTCCTGCAGCAACAGCAGTTGCTCCCGGCACCCCCATCATTCCCATAACAGTACCAACTATACCGACTGCAGTGGGAGAAACTGTTGTGCCTGTTGCAAGACCTGCGTCATCGACTGAGCCGATAGAAGTAGATCCACCACCAGTAGCATCACCACCACCGCCAGTACGATCTGTAGCTCCACCACCACCACCGCCAGCACCAGCGCCACCACCAGTTGTAGGTGCAGCAGTTGTAGTAGCACCAGCAGCCTTCACTTTATAACCAGCAGGGATGGACAACTGAGCCACACCGTTAATGAAAGGAATGTAGATGGTCTGACCAGCATCATTGGTCATTGGCACCATTTCAAAACCTTTAATGGGTGCATCGCGGTAGAGTTGTTCGTTGGCTTCACCGCCTACATAACCACCGGGAGCATACTTACGAACATCACCACCTTTGGCGTATTCGCGTTCTTCACCACCCTCATCTTCTGACATGATGGAATCAATCTCAGACGAGAACGCATCATCATCCATCTCATCTTCACCACCGCCAAACAAGGCTTCACCGTCCGGTACTTCCTCGGCGTTACCCATCTGACCAATCTCTTCCATGCGCTTCAGACCAGCTTTGGCCTTGTCACGCAGCATCATCAGCTTTTCCAAACCAATGTATCGAACCACATCGGCTGGAATGACAAACTCACCTTCGCTGAGCTTAGCGTCAATGTCATCCCTAACTTCTTCTTTCATAGCACCGGGTGGTACATCATTACCAGAAACTGGATCGACTGTACCGCCCTCTTGCATTACGCCGCCTTCGGCAAACAGTTTGTTCATTTCAGCCTGCATGATTGATCTCATCCTTCAAATACTTTAGCTGACGCAATGCAGCAATGGCACCTTGTGCCTTAAACACTTCGCTCAATTCTGTTGCTTGTTCCAGCTTACGTTGGTGCTGTTCAATGTCGTAGTCAAGCTTTTCAACAAAGGCATCCCACACATGATGTGTATTGAACATACCTTTGAGTTTTGGTAGGAATGCTTTGCTCATTTATTAAGCAGCCTGTGGAGGTTGAGGAGCAGCGCTAAAGCCTTGCTCACCGGGAGCAGCAGCAGCACCAACACCAATGTTGCCAGCACCACCACCAGTCATATCAGCCACACCAGCGCCCGGTACAGGTGGGGCACCAGGTGGCATAGCGCCACCAGCAGGAGCGCCAGCAGGTGGTGCCATCAATGCAGCCTGACGTGCGGCTTCATCCATGTTGTTGGTAACTTTGTCTTGGTCAAGATCCATCGCCTTGGCAATCTCACGGATGATGTAGGGCATCTTAGCGAATGGCATCAACGCAGGGTTGCTAACAATCTGCAAGAACTGCATCAGTCGTTGTGAGCGCACTTCAGTAGCCATCAACGATTCAGTACCACGAGCATTGACTTCCAAGTCACCCTTAATCTCTGGGTCGAAATCAAACTGCATGTTGAAGCTGAAGAAGGCTTTACCGAGTGGTGCCAACAGGTAGTCGTCAACGTTCTTAATCACTGTCTTGATGGAACCACCAGCAGCGTTCATCAACATAGAGATGCCAGAAGCTGTACGACCAACACCGCTCACACCAGTTTGACCGTGAGCAAACGATGGCATACCTGTAGATTCGTCAGCAAGCTGTCGAGCTTTGTCGAACAGCTGCAGGTTCTCTTGCGACACGTTAGGAAACTTAGTACCAAACAAGCTTTGACCGGGAGCAACGCCTTGACGACGAAACACTTTGCCGGGATAGACTGACATGTCTTGACCGGGGACAAGGTTGGTCTCATCAACTTCAAAGACGAGGTTGCCTGACAACACAGCGTTGTCCACCGCCATACGCATGAAGCCATTCATCAATGTCTGTGTGTCGTCCATGTTCTCTGCAATACCAACACCAGCCAAGCTGTATGGATTGAGTTCGTATGGGACAGCGTAGTAGGGAATCTTTGCAGGCTTGAAAGGATTCAACACCAAGCGAATAATCTTGCCGTTGCAATACCAGATGTTGGCTTGCAACTCATCACCGTCTTTGAAGTCTTCGGGGATGGTGACATCGTTCTCTTCCAACAATTCAACGTCAACGTTACCCCAGTACTCCAACACTTCAAAGCGATCAACGTCAAAGTTGGGAGCGTAGTCACGCAGATCATCTTCCCAATACTTCTTAACGTAGGTTTCACCTTGTTCAATGAGTTGGTCAATGACGTTCTTACGGAAATGTGGACGGCGCTTCAGAGCACGAAGCTGTGTACGCGACATCTTGTGACGCTCAATGACATACTGGCAGTCTTCTGTGTTGTTTGCGTCTGGGTCCCAATAGAAGTTCCAGATGGAAACATGCGAAGCTTCTGGTACAGTTTTGATTGTTGGTTTGTATTCACCGTCTTCTGTCCAGTTGGGATATTCTTTGTTGACAGCGAATGGACCCTTCATCACACCTGTACCGAACAGCGACATCTCGAAAGCTGTAGCGCGGAGATGCTTACTAGCACCGCTCTCGTCAAGCTGATCATGGATTTTCTTCTCCATCTTCTTAGCAGCCAACATAGCGGGATAGAACGTCACAGACGTTGGTGTCTGACCAGCACCCATCTTCAAACCGGGAACATCTTTCAAGTCTTCCTTGAGACTACCCAGCATCTCTTCCAGCTTGTCCAAGTCAAAGTCTTTACCGATACTGGCAGCACCCTCTTCACCGAACGGAATAGCTGGTGGCGCTGCACCTTCTGGATTCTTTGGATCGAAATGGACAGCATCGGCTACACCTTCTGGCAACACAGACGGGTCAACGCTGAGAGGGAACTTGTTGTTAGAAAACAACACATCTGTAATCTGACCATACGCAGCAAGCGTCTTAGTCTTTGTCACCTTCACAAATACACGGCTCTTCTCAGTCTCAGTGAACTTAACATCGGGACCATACAGGCCACGATAGTTGCGATAGGCACGGAGCCAACGGTCTTCGTCAGTACGGCGTGACTCTTCCGATTTGGTGTAGCGTTTCTCAATGAAGCTGATGAGACTACCACCTTGGAAGTCGTCTTCATTCTTGGGAGCGTCATCAAGCGCTAGAGTTTTATCGTTAGAGGGTTTATCAATGAGGGCCATAATTTATTCCGTAGTGTATCTGTTGCTCTTGCTCATGTTTTCAGTAGCAGGAATAACAGAGATGTTGTTCCAAACATGTAGCCCAGATACAACTTTTCCATTAAGAGGTATAACATGATCGACGTGCCATGCATAGCCTGTTATTTTTTGCATCAAAAAACACTTATGAGATGCTTCTTCAATAACTAAGTCAGTAAGCTCTTTGTCCCAAGATACAGTTCTCTTATCTCTATTCGCACGATAACGAATTGCTTTCGCTAGATTTTTCTCAGGATACTTGTCTCGCCATTGCTTACAGTATTCGTTAACTTTTTCTGGATTTGATCGTTGCCATTCCAGTCTTGTTTCTGCAGCACGTTCCTTTGTCTTCTCCCTGTATTCTTTCGCAGCGTCTGGGTATCGTTCTTTGTATCGTGCTTTCTGCTCTTTGACTTTGTCCTTATTAGCAACCCTCCACTTACGAAGTTTTTCAGCGTTTGTCATTGCCATAATTTAGTACCCGAAAGTATTATCACTAATTTTCATACCACTATTGTATGACATAGGATCAAAATCAAACAGACCACTGCGTGGCCTAGACATGATACCATAACGTAATGCATCATATGTGTGGTCGTTTGAAACTTTTGTATTGATATCCTCATGGTTAGTCTTATCAATAGGTAATGTTGGCAAATCAGCAATGATTTGTGTGCAAGTATTGAAGAACACCATTCGGGGCTGCTCTGTTATCGGATCAACCTGCAGACGGCGGTGTACTTCGTTCTTTCCTGCTACCCGACTACCAGCAGAACGGTCAGCAGGTCGCCATCGGCACCCCTTCATAATCATTCGTTCAGCAATAGAGGGTCCAGTGTCACCACGTTTCGCCCAGCATGAGCTATCCAGCACACCATAACGGATCTTTTCACCGTCTTCGGCCTGCATAACCATCACAGCAAGGTCTTCTGCCAACACTTTGCTGACATAAAGCTCACGATAGACCACCAAACTGTCATCGGGCGCTACAGCAAACCACAATACAGCGCTATAGCTGCCATATCCGTAGTCACAAGCCCTGAATCTAGGCCAGCTGCTTGGTATTGTGAAGGGTTCTACAACGTGAATGGCTCTGTTGAACTCAGAAAACGCTGCACCCTCTGCAATATCCCAGTTGCCTTCCAACAATTGCTTACGTTGGTGCTCTGGTAGGGACAACAACATGGTTTCGTAGTCGCCTGACTCAGCCAAATAGGGGTTGTCAGCCAGCTTAGCCGATATAAACTTGCGTTTGAACAGCGGTTGGCCTTCTTTGCTGTGCCCTTTGGGGTAGACCAGCGTCTCTCCTGTCTCAACATCGGTGGCATAGAAGCTTTTACCGGGTGCTGCAGGCACAATGAACATCTTCCTAACCCATTGATGACCGGGACCACCGGGGTTGGTGGTGGCTCTCATGAACACAGGCAGGTCAGGCGCTGCTGTACGCAGACGAGAACGCATATAGTTGTACGCAAATGGGGTAGGCCACTGTGTTAGCTCGTCCCAAGCGATGTAGGAGAACGACAAACCTTGATAACGCATGACATCTTCGTCACGGTCAAGGTAGGACATCCACAACTTACCCCCACTTGGATGCTGCCATTGCATCTTTCGCTCACTCCACTTGATACCGGGGTATATCTTTGGATACATCTCCTGCGATTTCCAAATGAGTTCTCGCAATTCCTCTGTAGTGTGACGAAGAATTAGTCCAGAGAATTGTGGATGGGCAATGTAGCGCAGCGGATCTGCAAGAATGGCATAGCTTTTACCGCCACCAGCAGCACCACCATACAACACTTCACGCTCTGAAGCGGCTAGGAAGTTGGTCTGAGGGCCGGGGTTGGGTCTGAAGATGACGTTGTCGCGTACAGGCTGAACAACTTCAATTAGTGGAGCCTGTGAAGTATCGTTTAAGTTCGACGTATCGATCACTATCGAAGAAGCTTCCGTCTTTGGTGCCGAGTCTTTCTTCGTACTCTTGCGCTTTCTTGAGGGCTTTTTCGTACCCATCGGCAAGCTTTCGATAAGTAGAGGATTTGCGTTTGTGGGACTGTTCATTCTTTATACGTTTCAATAGACCTACATGGCTTATCTCTCTACCTGTCACAGTGGTGAGCCATGCCGCCACCTGCCTAGAGCTATACTGCTTCAAATACTTCTTAGCTTTTTCAAGCGCATCAAGCTCAATTGCTACAGCCGACGAAGCCTCACCAACTATCTCAAAGAAGAAATCATTGAAGCTACACAGCTTTACATTGCTATGGCAGCACCAAAGGCTGCAGTGGCTATGATCAATGCCATTGACGATCCTACAGAGCTTGGCTTGAAAGAGAAGATGTCAGCTGCTAAGGACTTGCTTGACCGTGCTGGTTTGGTGAAGACAGAGAAGGTGCAGGTTGAAAGCACTGGTGGTATTATGGTGTTGCCTGCAAAGGAACGTGAGGAAGACTAATGGCTGAGCAAGGTGCCGTAGACACATTCGATTTCGGCTTAGGTGCTTATGTACTACCACAGCCTACATCAACAAACGAATATGTTAAGATACCGAGGCAAGATAGCTACCGTCAAGCTTCAAATAGCCGTAAGCAG